AGTTTTATAAGGGAGTTTAATGGTTTTAATCATCGGTTTTAATAATTTCTTCAATTTTTTTCCTTTTTCTAGAAGAATATAATTTCATTGAATAATGATGAATTATTGAAATTAAATCTTCGGTTATTTCTTTTTGTTTAGATTTATCAGGATCATAACTTGATTCATCTATTAGAATTATTTTAGTGTTAAATTTATTACATATAAATTCAAATTCTTCAAATCCAATTCTTAATAATCTATCTTTATATTCTATAATAATTTTATCTATTTCACCAGAAATAATTTCACTTAAAAGTCTTTTATAATTATTTCGATTATAATTCAATGCAGATGCAATATCTGAATAAATATCGTTTACGATTATTCCGCTATTTGATGAAAAGTTTTTCAATCTTTCAATTTGTCTAATTAAATTATCCTTTTGAATAGAAGTTGATACTCTAGCATAGATAATATTTTTTCTAACATTATTAGGAATATCGGTTTTAAAAAAATAATCATATCTATTATTAGGTAAAGTATTAACGAAAATTTTACCGGATTTAGTCCAATTAGATAAAGTATTTCTAGTAATATTATATTTTTTTAAAACTTCTTTAGCTTTCATAAAATTATTTTCATATAAATAGTATTAAAATTAAAAACATACAAAATGATTTGTATAGTATATATTAATTTGACATATAGACTTTATCTATTAATTATAATAGATATTTCCAAATGTAAACATTTTCCATTACCTCTATCCTTATATATTTTAGAATTTTCAATCTTAAATCTATAAACAATAATTTCTTTATTTAATATCTTGCATATTTTTATTTTAGTTCCTTCAAAACTTTTTATTCTTATTTTAATATTTAAATCACTAAATTTTTTCATATAAAATTTTATTTAATAGATTTTTACTATTACAATGTTTAGCCCAACCATAATATGAAGCAATAGATTTAGAATTTTTATTTTTTTTAATGGCTTTTATAAAATTTTTCTTAATAAATTTTCTAAGTTTAATATATGAGTGTCTAAATACATAACCAATAAAATCAATTCCTCTTTTTTCAACTGGAAAAATTTGATAGTTTTGCTTAACCATTAATTTTAAATTATTATTTAAATATTTTTTTATCTCTAAAAATAAACAATATAGATATTTTTTATCACTATGAAGAATTACTATATCATCACCATATCTAAAATAATATTTAACCCGTTTTTCTTCTTTTAACCAATGATCAAAATAAGAAAGATAAAAATTTGCCAAATATTGACTTAAATAATTACCAATGGGTAATCCATCACAACTATCTATAATTTCATCAAGCAGCCACAATAAATCCCAATCTTTAAATTTCCTTCTTAATAATTGTTTTAATATGATATGATCAATATTAGGATAAAACTTTGTAATATCTAATTTAAGACAATAAGTAGTATTTTCTTCATCTGTTAATACTATTTTAATTGCATTATACACGGCATGTATACCACGATTTTTAATACAATTATAAGTATCTTTAGTAAATGTAGATACAAATATCGGTTCTAGAATATTCATTATCGCATGATGAACAATTCGATCTGGATAATATGGTAATTTATAAATCAATCTCTCTTTAGGTTCAAATACTGTGAATGTTGTATATTCTGACGTTTTATATATTTTAGATTTCAGAAGATAGTTTAAATTTCGTAAATTTTCTTCCTTATTTTTATCATGATTTATTACGCCTAATTGTTTTAATTTACCCTTACGAGCAATTTTATCGGCCAATTTAAGATTTTCAATATCGATTATTTTTTCATATAAATTCCCAATTCTTTTCATCAGCCTTTGCTTTTTATAAGATCATCTTCAAATTAAGTTTTACCAATGCTCTTTAAAATATTGTATATTTTTTACCAAGAGGTAAGGTCTATAATATAAAAAAATTATTAAAGTCGCGAACTGACATTCGTATTCCAATTATCGTAGTTGTAGTTCGAAAAACTGAACCTCGAAGCACTTGCCAGTTTAAATATTATACAACCTCAAAAAATTTTTATTTTAAATAATCACTATATAAATCTTCGAATTGTTTACCAATATACTTAGCAACTTCTGAAGAATATGTGCAAAGGCGCGAACCGACAAACGCATTCCAATTACCGTAGCTGCAGTCCGAAAAACCGAACCCCGAAGCACCCGAACTTTTATAATTGGATTCTGCCTTAAAATATGGATAATATTTATACTGACTACTATCTAACCAATTAGGTTGCCAACCATTGTTTATTCCTTTAAAGACAATTTTTAATTTCTTATAAGCAATTTCATCGATAGTGTCTAATTCAGAATTATAAACATTTTTAGAATAAATTCCAAGTTTTTCACAAGCATCTTCAAAGGTTTTAATATCGGTATAATGAAATTCTTTTTTAATACCGTTATTTAAATATTCGAGAATTTTTTCTTTCCCAATTTCATTTACCAATGAATCAATTTTACTATTAATTTGTTTCATAGTTATTTTATTTTTAAAATTAAACATAATGTTATTAGTATAAAAAATTTAATTTAAATTCACAACTTATAATAAATATTCTCCATATATATCTATAAATTGATTTCCGGCATAATTTGCTTTTTCTTCAGTTTCAAAGCAAAGGCGCGAACCGACAATCGCAATCCAATAAGCGTAGTAGGAGTCCGAAAACGAAAAACCGAACCCCGAAGCACCCTTGGATTGTGTATTAAAACAAGGATACCATTTTTTTTGATTTTCATCATTCCAATTAGGAATCCAATTATCATTAATTGCTTTAGTAAGAATTTTAAGTTTTTCATATGCTAATGTATCTTCGGAAAGAACTGAATCCAAAATAGATTTAGGATCAATATCTAAAACTTCACAGGCATCTTCAAAAGTTTTAATATCTTTAAAATTATAATTCTTCTTAAAATCGGGAGATAACTCTAATAATATTTTTTCTAATTTAGATTCATCTAAGGAGTCTATAACTTCTTTTAACTTGTCTTTAATGTTTGTTTTCATGTTTAATAAATGTTAAATTATTTTTTTTATTATATAATACGAAATCTTAGCAATAAATGTTTCACAAAGAAAGAAAAAATTTATTTAATATCCAAATATTTTTCATAAATAAAAAACGATAGAAGCTACACTTAGAGGAACAATCCAATGCCCACACTTCTATCGTTTAAAACTCTGATCTCAAATAGCCCTCGCCAAATGGAACAACCAAATACAGAATCTATTCATCCCTGTATGGATGTTGTTAAGTCAGAATTTTCGTGACCGGCTATCAATTTTTAAAGTAAGAATTGATAAACTTATTGGAAAAGATTTCTCTCCAGTTCCACCACTTAATTTTTGAAGAATTAAGAAACTTTATTTATTATTCCAAAACTTTGCAATTATTTTACAAAGTTCAACAGTTTCTTCTTCGCTCATAGTATTTTTCATATAATTTATTGCAACACTAACAAACATTATATTTTCCCTTTCATATCCCTTATTTGAGTCTATTCTATCTAATGATGCGAGATTAATTTTTGTATATTCTTTAGTAACTGAGGGTAAAATCAAATTTATACCAGTATATGGACAAATTCCGCTTTGTTTTTCCCATTGTTCTTTTAAATCTTCAAGTGTTAAATCTCCAAGTTTATTTCTTTTTTTAGCTCGCCTAATAAATTCTCTAAAACCAATAAATTCATCACTTCTTGTAATCCATTCACCATTAGGTTTCTTTAAATATTTTATATTTTCACTACTTTTGAAGTGGTCACCCATTTTCACTTCAATACTATCTCTAGCGGAGCAACTTATACTGCAATAGTGATTAGCACTCTTAGCTTCGGTTCTTTTAATTTCACTATTGGCTTTTTCAAAAGATTTTCCACAGCTTTTACAAATTACTGTCGATGTTTTTCTACCATTTTTTCTATACTCCATAGCATTTATTTTACAATAAATACTGTGGAGATGGAGAAATTAGTGGAGGTGTTGGCATACGATAGCCAAGTCCATACAAGCCTGTAAATCAGCTTTCTACAAGTTTATTTGCTTTGTCTGAAGCAACAAAATAGTTGTTTTATTCTGGTCTTGAAAAACAAACAAAAACAATTTCAAGATTTATTTTCTCTAAGTTCCTTCTTGAATATTAGGAAGTCATGTAGTGTTTGCTGTTCTCTTAGGCTGCCATCTCAAGTTCTACACTCTTGAGAGTTAAGTCACCTCTTGTTACAGAAGTAGAGAAGGACATCATATCCTCTGCATTTATTGTTTTGAACCTTTTTTAACTAGTCCGATTCAACTAGTACTTGCTGACACTGATAAATCTGATACTGCTGTCAAATCCTGTCACCCCCATAAATTAAAGAACGTTATAAAATTATTTAACGGTTGTAAGGTTACCAACCCAACTGTAAATCATCTCATTGTTTGCAACCAATAAGTTTGCAGATTTACATTACTGCATTTCGGTCTTATCTACTTACGATCCAGCATTATGCCTAGCTGGGTAAATAAACTTCAGTCACTACAGAAGTTCAAACTCTACTTTTAATTTAAATACTTTGCAAATATAAAAAACATTTTCGAAATTTCCAAATTATTTTTCTATTTTATTCAAAATATCTAAAACTTTTTGACTAGCAGGTTTAATATTGGCTTTTGTTCCAACTAATTCATATACGAAATTCAAGCCCTGACACTTAGCTTTAGCGGCATTTATAAATTTCATATAATATTGTTCAAGTTTATTTCTATCATCGTCATCATATATTAATTTATTACTTTCACCAATACGAATTTCAGTTGAATCTCTAAATCTTTGCATGGTCAGGAATCCTGTTTCTTCGGGTAATTTAGATGTCCAATCCTTCCTAGGTAAAACTTTAAGTATGTTTTTCTCATAAAGAATTTTAAGTATATCATTATGAATAGTTTCTGAACCGCTTTCTAAATAGAAATCTCCACTTGCTAAAATAATTCCTCTTACATTAGCACCATAACCATCTAAATTAGATGGATTTTTAACTAATAACCAATCCTGATCAAAATCTTTATGGCTTTTCTTTTTGAAAATTATTATATCGTTTGTACTAGATTTTTGATTAGCAAGTTTATGTTCTAAATATTTTTGATCAAACTTATCAAAATCTGTGGGAATATTATATTTATTTTGTAAATATTTGTCACCAACATCTTCAGTTTTTATTTCTTTATTCATAATAAATCTTTTTAAAATAAATACGAAATCCTTATATTGTTTACTAAATTCTAATCAAGTATTTTCAATATTTGATTTCAACATAATCTGTTATGTCTACAAGTTCTTTGGTACGATCTACTTCAAATATGAATTTTTGATCTTCTGTATAATGTATGTATCCATAAAAAAGTCCAGTAGAAAACATTAATCTATCATAGTGAGGGAAATTACTTCCGATTTGTCTTCCAGGAGTTGTAGATAAACAACACGTTATCCTCGGAAAAGCTCGCTTATAACATGTAGATTTTGGTTTATTAACTACTTTTTTCATAATAAAAGTTTTAAAAAATCCGATTTATATTTCAAACCTTAAAATTTTTATTGACGTTGATACACCACATCACCCAAAGTCATTAGATTATTAGCCGGAGACTGAGTGATTACAACATCTCCATACAATGCTCCATTTTTTTCATTTAAGAATAAAACATTAGGAGTTTTTGATAAATCAATTTTCCAATTCAAACCTGGAGTAGTCCAAATCCCAGTAGTATAATTTGAATACCATACAGAATCTTTGTTAATTTTATAACTTATAAAATATTGACTATTTTGTGCCACCCAAGTGCCATAATATATAGTATCGGCTGCTGGCCTTGTTGGCGTTATTGGATTTACAACGACATCGTTAGTTTCTTTCTTGCATGAAGCAAAAATCATTAATGTACCTAATACACTTACAAAAATTAAATTTTTCATTGTTTTCATTTTTTTAGTTTTTAAATTAATATTATAATTGTTTTACACTTAATAATACGAAATTCTAATTAAAATAGTTACAAACTAATTGAAATTTCGTAAAAAAATGTACAATTATAATAAATTTAAATTATAAAGTTCAGCAATACAATCATTTACATAATTTCCTCTAAATAAATAAGCATTGGGCAAATTTGGTGGATATGATGATCCTAAACTATAATTCATATCATAACTAGTAACATTATAACCTCTATAATCTGATGTTGTTCCAGTAGGAATACGATACATATATGGTGTAGGATCTAAATTAATTGGTTTTGATAAATTAGGATTATGGTTAATTCCTTGAATATTTATTCCTTTTATATTTGGAGAATTGTATGTAGGTAAAGTGTATAATTTAAATATTTCGGTACTAGGTATTTCAATAAAATTGGTAGACCAAGCTTTCCCACTTATTATACCCACACTTCCGTAAACACCACCAAATATTTGTTGATTATTAGTTTGAGTAGGGTTCATTGTGCTTGGAAGAGTAAACCAACCTCCATTATCATATACATCAAGCGATGAATCATTCGGATTGGTTAAAAAATTTGCAAACATCATGTCTGCAACATCATAACTTCTATTACTAGCTGCAGAACTTTGTGCAAAGATATAACGTGGAAATATAGCACATAGATTTATCCATTGCGCACCAAACATAAAATTTGGAATTACTTGACTATACTGTGTTGTAAAATTTCCTGTCCAATTATAGGGGAAATCATATTGAAATGTACTTCCACTTGTAACTCCACTTGCTGTTATAATATAATTTTGATTATCAAGATCAGTTTGTATTGTTTGAGAATATCCGCCAACAACCATATATGCACCGCCCATATTAATGTCAGTTCCACCAACTCTATAACTTGAACCATTAAAAAGTCCCAAATTGTTAATTGCTCCTGGTAATTTAACAAGACCATCTCCACTATTATAATCGATACTATCATAATCACCCAATGCTCGTGTTGGTAAAAATTGGGCTATTGAATAATATTTACCAGCCTCAAAAGCAAAATATTCTTTTCTCCATGGATTATTATCTGAATTAGTAACTATTCCACCACCTTTATAATTGCCTTCATATTGTAAATCTGTAGAAGTTGGAAATTTTAATATACCAACTGCACTTAAAGGGGTGTCTGAATGTGCGAATCTATTATTAAATGAACCATCAAAAGTCATATTCGGATAAGACATTAACATCATGCCATAAAAATTTTGGAACACTCCATTTGGTGAATTATCTTCAACTGGAATTTGATTACCATAAATATCATACGAAATTTTATTTCTATTACAAGGTACTTGAAGCACAAAATCTCCAGTTCCATTAAAATATGAAAAATATGTAGATGGACTAACTTCGTAGATATCGGTATCAAAATTTAAATCAGTAGTACTACCCGTAATAGTAGAAATTGGAACACTTGGGGAATAGGAAAATAAACGTATAATCGGACTTGCATTCTGGTAAGTTCGTATGTCTAAACTATTCCAAGATGTAGTAACACCAGCAGCATGTGAGGTTTTATAAAAACCATCATCAGTAGCTGGATTAGATTGAGATGCATCGGGATCACCAATAGCTCCATAGCGACCTTGAATCATAGACGTTCCAAATATTGTAAATGAAGTACTTATGCTTGCTCTAATTTTGAAATCTTGACGAGTTATGCCTATTTCAAAATTTGATGAATCTCCCCAAAATGGAATTATGTTTACTGAAGTATTAATCAATTGAATTTGGGGCAGATCGTTTAAGTCAATTTGAGGTTTTATTGTTGTTAAATTATTTGTAAATAAATTTGTGGAGTAACCCAAATTAGTTACCATGGATTGAGGGGTCATACTATAAGTCCGCCCAATATCTGTTATATCACAACTTAAATGTACGGTTTGATTACCTATAGGAACACCGTATATGAGATAATCTCCAGTGGCATTCGTAACCGTGGTATATTTATAATAAGTTTTATAAACATATAAAAGTGTTTGATTAGTAACTATTTCTGGTTTAATGGGGAAAGTTCCGAAAGCTTGATTCGGTTGAAAGGTTGATGTTAATTGATTGAATAAAGATACTCTTGGTAATAAATTATATTGTTTTCCGTTACTGTCTTTATCAGTTACTTTCGTAAAGGGATAAATCGAAGTTATTTCAGGATTACTACTATCTTCAGTAGATAAGGGAATAAATATACTAATTTTAGCATTCTGAACCGGAATTAAATTATTACTTAAAACCCTTCCACATAAAACACCCCAATCAGCATTAGTATTAGCGTAAATATCAGTCTGATTAAGATTTAAACTTAATATATTAATAGGCTTTGTAGATTGTTCAAGATTGATAAAAATGTATTTATTATCATTTTGATTATCGGTGTTTATTGTTATAGATTTATCGAATTGTGACATATAGTTTAAATAGTGACTTTTCTGGAATTTATTAATTGTTGAATTTCTTCAGTTACTTTTATAATATTATTTTCTGGATCTTTGAGAAATTCCTTCTCGTTAATTTCGTAGTTGCTGCAATTAAAATTATCTTTAATATAATTTTCCCTATTTAAATCTTTTTCTCTTTTTCTTTTATTATAATGATGCTTTTCATTCCATTCAATACAAATATTATATTCTTCAATATAACCATCGACCCAATATCTATGAAATTTCTTTTCTCCGCCATTAAGGGCGTGTTGAATTTTTAAACCAACTTTTTCTGAAATTAGGTCTAAATAAATTATTGAATTTGGATTATGTGATGGAACACATTTAAACCAAATTTCACCATAATGTTCTATTGCTGTATTTATTCTTTGTTCCTTACTACATTCTTTACATCCAATGGTAATTAAAAGATCATTACATGAAATAATTCTTTTTATATTATGTTTTGGACAATAAATATTTAACATTGTTTTATTCATGTTTATATAAATAAAATCTGGATTTAATAAAATTAAATTATGTTTTTTTAAATGTTTATTAATCTCAAATTTAACATCTTCAATATCTTTTAAAGAGCATTTACCACACTTTTCATGACCACATTTTTTACAATTACGATTACCAGTAACAAATTTTTCATACGATGTCCACCAATCTATATCATGTTTTAGACAAAATAAATGTATATTTTTATCTTTTTGATGTCCAAGATAATATTTATAATCAATATTTAATAAAACGTATCCAGTTTCTTCAAGACGTTTTTTTAAATTTTTAAAAGCTTCATTATGTGTTTTTTTAGAAAATTTATTACATTTTGTACAACCGGTTTTATTAGCATTAACAAATCTATTGTAAGATGTCCACCAATCTATATCATGTTTTGGACAATATATGTGTATATCATTATCATCACTATGTCCAACATTATAACAATAATTTGTATTTAATAAAACGTATCCGGTTTCTTCAAGACGTTTTTTTATTTTTTCTAACGCTATTTTTTGATTTATTTTTTTCCTTTCATACGAAATTCTAAGTATAAAGTTACATATTATTTCTTACTCTTGCAAAAATTTTCTAACAAATAATCCAGATCATATCTTCTATGGCCATTAGGAGTGTGAATTACTTCTATTTTTTTATCATTTTCCCAAGTTCTTAATGTTGCTTGTGACACTCCTAGGATTTCTGATGCTTTACTGATTGAAACTAATTTCATAATTTTAATTGTCAATATATTTATTTTTATTTTATATAAATACTTCATTATTTTTAAAAATTTTTAAAATTAAATAAGTTGTTTTTAATGTTTTACGTTTTTACCAAATTAAAATTCTTCTTATATCAACTTTCAAAAATTGAAAAGTATTTATTAAAAAGATTTTAAACAAATAATTATATAAAAACAATATTAATACATAAAATGATATGAGTGAAGGTTTTATATTCACAAGTCCAGGAATCAAATTTAAAGAAATTGATTTATCAAATTTAACATTATCCGCTGTCGGAATTACGACCCTCGGACTTTGTTCAGAAACTATCTCAGGGCCAGCATTTACCCCAACTTTTATAACTAATCAGACACAATTTTTAAACGTGTTTGGGCCACAATCTATTGCCAAATATCCTCTTAATGGTGAATATCAATACTTACTTCCTTATTATGCTAATTCATATTTAAACGAAAGTAATCAATTGTATGTAACTAGAGTTTTGGGACTTAGTGGTGTAAATAGAGGAAAGGGTTGGGCCTTAGTACTTTCTTCTGGGGTTAATCTCGCAACAACCGGTTTTACGGGAAGTCCAACAACAGGTAGTGCAAGTTTTAGTAATAATACATATTTAGGTGTTTCAATTTATTCAATAGGAACTGCTGGAAGCTATTTTAGTGGTTTTACAAAAAATTTAGGCACTGGTAATTTCTCAGGAGTTTTAGTTCAATTTACAGCAACTACATTAAGTAATGGAAGTGGAACAGTTAATACATCCAAAATAACAATAACTGGTTCAAGTTTCTCACAATATGAAAATATGGTTTTAGGTGTAATTCGTAGTAGAGCCACTGTAACAGATAATGTTAATTTACCAGAAACAGTTAATTTTACAACCACAGCATTATCAATGTCAGGAAATACGACTCTAATTGGAAGTGGTAATATGTTTGGAAGTTTTGTTTTAAGTGCAAGTAATCCTACAACCGGACAATTAACAAACTATACTGTTTGTTTGAATCCAAATGATAGCCATTATTTACCAAATGTAATTGGTAGCAGTGCTAAAGACAAAAATACTATGATCTGGTGTGAATTTAATTATCCAGATTTATTAAATTATCTTGATAACGAAGGTTATGGTTATGGAATTGTTTCAACCTTAGTTGATTTAAATTCACAAGCTTTCACTAACTTCCAGCAACAATATCAAGGTCCAATTACTCCTTGGGTTGTATCTCAATTAAAAGGTTCGAGAGTTGATGAATTATTTCAATTTATTTCTCTTGCCGATGGTAATAGTGCAAATGAACAAATAAAAATTGCAATTGCAAACATTAATCCTAGTACATTAACATTTGATATTTACGTTAGAGCATTTAGTGATACTGATGCAAATCCAAATTATTTAGAAACTTTTACAAAATGTACATTAATTCAAGGTACAACTAATTATATTGGAAATCAAATAGGTGATGGTGGTATTAATTATCCACAGCAAAGTCAATATATTGCAGTTAATCTTGCAGATAATATAGATCCACAAGATTTTCCTGCAGGTTTTGAAGGTTATCAATTTAAAAATTATTCAATAACTGGTACGAGTACAACTTCTAGCATTGCTGCCGTTAATCCGTTTATTGGTTATAAAACAAGTTATTTATCGACAGATAAAATAAATAAAGTATTTCTTGGAATCAGTGAACATGGTTATGATACTTCTAATTCTAATGGAACAGGTATAAATCCCGATTATTGGAATTACTATGGTGCAAGTGGTTTTCAAAATAGTTATGGATTTCATATGGATTCGGGAGCAACTGGAACATATAATGGATTTCAATTTGTAACTGGGGCTGCAAGTTTTAGAACTGTAAATGATTTTGTAAATCCTTCAAATCCATATTCTAGTTTAAGTGCAAATAAATTCGTACTTGTTCCGGCTGGTGGTTGGGATGGTTGGAATGAAAATCGAGGTGGAAGATCAAACGGAGATTTATATCGTCCTGGTGGAATTTATGATGGTGTAAGCAATCCCAATAGTACAGTTACCGATTTTCAAGCTTGGACAACCGCTATTAATACATTCAGTAATCCAGAACATGTAACTATTAATGTATTTTCAACTCCAGGAATTAATTGGTCAGATAATACTATTCTCGTTACAAATACAATAGACATGATTGAAACTGTTAGGGGTGATAGTTTATATATAATTGATAGTCCTGATGTAAGCATTCCTTTTACAGTGGGTAACACTGGTGTAGATGTACTTGCCGCACAAAATATTGTAGATTTATTGAATAGTACTGGAATTGATAGTAATTATAGTTGTACATACTTCCCATATATTCAAATAAAAGATACTCAAAATAATGTAAATGTGTTTATGCCTTCAACCGGTGAAGTTACCGCTGCTATTGCATTTACAGATAATAGTACATTTCCATGGTTTTCACCCGCTGGATTAAATCGTGGGGTTACTGAAGCATTAAAGAGTGAATATAAAATGTCAGAACCGGCAAGAGATATTCTTTATGCTGGCAGAATTAATCCTTTGAGAGATTTTGCAGGTACTGGAACAGCTATATGGGGCCAAAAAACTTTACAAGTTGCAGTATCTGATTTAGATAGAATTAATGTAAGAAGATTATTATTACAATTAAAAGTTTTAATTTCTAACGTAAGCACTAAATTATTATTTGAACAAGATGATCAAACAACAATCGATCAATTTGTATCTAAATTAACTCCAATTCTTAATACAGTTAAAAGAGAAAGAGGTTTAAATAATTATCAATTAGTAATGGATAGTAGTATTAATACTCCAGAAACTCTTGGACGTAATGAATTATATGGAAAATTATTGTTATTCCCAACTCCAAGTTTGGAATTCATTGGATTTTCATTAATATTACAGCCAAACGGAGCTAGTTTCCAAGATATAAATGGTAATGCAACAACTGGAACTGGAAATTCATAATGATGTAAAATTTAAAACTTAGTATTTATAACAAAAATAAAAGAAAATAATAGTACAAAAAAATTAAAATTATAAGATTATGCCAGATATGTTAATGGGCGTTCCCTTTGATTATGAACCTAAACGTGAAAATCGCTTCTTCCTATACTTCCCCCAAGAATTAGGAATTGACGTATGGAAAGTAAGAAGTTTTACACGTCCTAAATTAAAAATTAATCCTGTTGAAATTCCATTTATGAATACAAGTAGTTGGGTTCAGGGTAGGTATATATTTGAATCTCAAGAAATTGTGTTAATAGATCCTATTGCTCCGTCAACTACTCAAGCAGTTATGGAATGGATAAGATTGGGCGTTGAGGCAATCACCGGTAGAATGGGATATGCCGCTGGATCTTCCAAATCATTCATATTATCTGCTGTCGATCCTACTGGAATTGAGGTTGAAAAATGGAGTATTGAACAAGCGATTGTTACTAATGTCACTTTTGGAGAAAATAAATATGATAGTGACACATTACAAATGATTACAATTACTATTCAACCTTATAAGTGTATTAACCTATTTTAAAACAAATTTAAAAATTATTCTTACGAAATCCAAGCCTTATATTATCGCTTGGATTTTTATTTATATCGAGTATTTAAATTAAAAATTATATCATGGAATTAACTAAAACCGAAATTCTAGCTCAAATTAACAATATGAAATCCAAGCACGAACTTCTTAAGAAGGAAGTATTCGATTTAGTGGAATCTATAAAAGAAGGCGAAGAAAAAATAAATACTAAGTTAAAAGAAATCGAAGAATTAGAAATTATTTATGTAGATTTAATAGAAAAACTTGCCAAATAATTTGGATAATTAGAAAATTACAATTATCTTTGTATTTTAAATCATAATTTTTATACCCAAATTAAGCCAAAAACAATTTGAAAAAAATGTAATTGAAAAAAATAACGGTAGATATATTATCGTTATAATTAAACAAGATGATTTTCTTAAAAATACGGAAGTTGGTTTTCAAAAGGTAGTTAACGAAATTCTAGCTTTAACTAAAATTCCTCAACATGATTTTAATATATAAAATACAATAATTAATTTTATCAAACATAACACATTAACATTATGGGTTACGAAGACCACAAAATATTAGGCACAGATCAACTTAATTCCACTAGATTAAATCTAAACACATCTAGAACAATTTATTATGGAGAAGTAATAACCATTGATCCCAATACTGGTAATATCCAAGCCAGAATTCAAGATCTAGACACACAAATAGCGAATGCAGATCTTTCATTATGTTATCCAATAATACCTAAGCATTTTAATATTTATCCTCAAGTTGGTGAAATAGTGAGAATTTTTATTGAGGATATGAATTTTTCTCAACGTAGCCGTTATTATGAAGGTCCTATTATTTCACAACTTCAAAATATAGCTTATGATAGTTATTATACCGCTTTATCTACCACAAATTTAGGAATAACAGCACCAAATACAGATCCTGCAAATGTTCCTACAGCTACCGGCGTATTCCCAAATATTGGTGATATTGCATTAATTGGTCGTAATAATTGTGATATTATACTTAGGGATAATGATATGGAACTCCGTGCCGGAAGAAGTACAAGTGATAATATTTTAGTACTTAATATACAAAATCCGGCAAGTATTCGTAGTACCTATGAGCAAGAACAAGAAACTAAAGATTATGTAAGTACGCATGTTATTATGGCCGATAGAATCGCTTTAATAAGTCATGAAGGTAATCCTAAATTTAAAGCATATGGACTAACAATTGATGATAGGAATAATATTTTTAATACTGGTCATCCAATGGTTAGGGGTGATGTATTAGTTGCAGCATTGAATCAATTGAGATTGGCAATTGTTAATCATATACATCCGTCCGCTACATTGCCCCCAGATCCTTCGGGTGATATTCAGAAATTAATGGCAATTGATTTTACTGGAATTGAACAAATTAATATTGTTATAAATTAATATCTTAATTAGTCTTAAAATGAAAAATCAATTAATTTTAGGTGATTGTTTAGATATTATGAAAATAATTCCTGAGCATAGTATTGATATGATTTTATGCGATTTACCTTATGGGACGACTAAATGTAAATGGGATATTATAATTCCATTCGAACCGTTGTGGAATGAATATAAAAGAATAATAAAATCAAATGGAGTTATTTTATTATTTGCACAAACACCATTTGATAAAGTTTTAGGCTGTTCCAATCTGGAATGGTTAAAATATGAGTGGATTTGGGAGAAAACACAAGCTACCGGTCATTTAAATGTTAAAAAATGTCCTATGAAAGCACATGAGAATATACTTGTGTTTTATAAAAAACTACCGACATATAATCCACAAAAGACATATGGACATGAAAGAAAAGTAGCTACCGCATATTATAAAAGAAATTCAAATACTGGTGAAATATATGGTAAATGTGATAATTTTGGTGATTATGATAGTACTGAACGATATCCAAGAAGTGTTCAGGTATTTGCATCTGATAAACAGAAAGAAAATTTACATTCCACACAAAAACCTATTGCTTTATGTGAATATCTTATAAGAACCTATACTAATGAGAATGAATTGGTGTTAGATAATTGTAGCGGTAGTGGAACTACGGGTATTGCTTGTTTAAACACTAAAAGAAATTTCATCCTTATTGAAAAAGATGAGATTTATTTTGAAATGGGTAAGAAAAGAATTGAAAATCATAAAAATAATATTCTATGAATACCGTACCTCTCGAACTTTTTTCTACTTTTAATAAAGCCAAGTTTTACGAAATTCCGCATAAGTATTATATTGATGGCGAGAATTTCGTAAGCGTAACTACATTGTTACATAAATTTGAACCGGAATTTGAAATAGATTATTGGGCAGATTATAAGGCTAAACAATTCGATTTAAAACCAGAAACTTTTAAAGAAGGTTGGAATTATTTTAATGAAATAGCAACTACTAAGGGTTCGTTGTTGCATTTATATGCTGAAAATCTTTGGAATAATAAAGTATTTGAGTATCCAGAAGAAGAAATTATTGAGGATTTCGGTTATGATCCTATTCGAGATGAATATACGAAATCCAAAACCTTAATTGATAAATTCTACAGAGATTCGTTTAATAAGCTTATCCTGATAAGAAATGAGATGATAGTGTATGATCAGTTATTAAAGATAGCTGGTATGATGGATTTACTGTTTTGGAATGTCAGGGATCAGGAATTTCAAATATATGACTGGAAATCTAACAATGATTTTACTTTTGAAAATAAGAAAGGTAATTTGCTTCACGAACTTCAACCTCTGGAGGCTTGTGATTTAGAAATTTATAGTATACAATTAGGAATATATAAGGCAATTATTGAAAGAAATACCAATATTAAAATAGGTAAATGTTTTTTAATTTGGATTTCTAGTAAAAATAATAATTATCAAATAATTCCTATAAAGGATAGAAGTTTTTATGTTAATGAAATTTTTGAAAATCGGATGTTGAGTTTAAATTGAGATCTGATTTAAACTTTAAAAGAGCCTGTTTCCTTTTTCTACTTGCATGATAGTCTCTTTTAGGAGGTATAATAATTCCATAATTATTTTTTAAATTTTGAGTTTTTCTTTTCATTTTAATTTAAATATTTTACAAATATAATAAATTTATTCTAATTATTCAAATCATATAACCTATTGAATCACAGCAACTCCTGTACCTGGACTAGTTGTAATACCGACACTTAAAACTGGACCACCCGCGTTACTTCCTGCAGTTGATACAGTTATGCCTGAATTAATAACCACAGTTATAATCATATTTTGAATAATTTCATTTATAATCTCTTGGGCTATAATATTATAAGTCTCAGAGTCCACGTTTACGGCCCCTGACGGCATGGGGGCTGTGTTTCCGCCTATTTGTTGTACTCTTTCCAAAATTCTAGCTCCAACTCTAATTGCTGACAAACCAGAACGATTTTGAGCACCAACCAAAATCAATGGTGATGGAACCGTTGGGTTAGGTCCTGAACCTTGAAATTGAAGGATTCTGTTGAATCCTGATAACATTGATTCTAGATCGTTATAATTAATATCTACTCCTGCCATGCCTTCTTTCTAAGATTTCTAATTTAAATACTTAATGCTTTGTTTTTTAGAATCCCACTAAACTTTTTAATATTGTAATATAATTATTTATTTTTTCCTGTGCAATCTGTTTACCAATAGGAACAATTAAATCAACCAATCCTTTCTTTATTTCATTAAAAAGAAATTCGTTTATTATAGCACTACTTGATTTACTCATACAATTAATAAATGTTTGATTATTTTTTACATCAGTTACCGAATCTACAAATTGAGGTTGGTTGTTTTGAAATCCTGATAATAAG